TTTTTAATTTCTAATTTTTAATTCTCATGAGATTCATCAATCTTATCGTCGTCCATTGTTCCGCCACCCGCTGCGACCGCTGCTATACGGAGCACGACTTGACGACAGACCACCTGCGCCGGGGCTTCTCCGGCGCAGGTTATCATTTTTATATCCGCAAGAACGGTGACATCAAGTCCCTGCGTCCCTTGTCCCTGCCTGGTGCCCATGTCCGGGGTTGGAATGCAGGTAGCATCGGTGTCTGTTACGAAGGCGGTCTTGACGAGTGCGGTCGCCCTGCCGATACACGCACCCTTTTCCAAAAGCACTCCCTGCATGTGCTTGTGTTGCTGCTGCTGAAGGATTATCCCGGTTCCCGGCTTTGCGGTCACCGCGACCTGAGCCCCGACCTGAACCATAACGGGGAGATAGAGCCGGAAGAGTGGGTGAAACAATGTAAGGGGGGCAAATCACTTTGTATGTAAACTACGAGAGGGATAAATTGGCTGAAATGCCGATGGATAAAGGGATTGACGTAAAGATATAGATTTTATGAGTCCAAAACGTTCTGTTATATTTGCTTATATTGTGGGCTAATTTAATTGAGTTTTTATGAAGTTCTAAACAGTAAAAATGATATTACGTAAAGTAGAGGGCTGAATTGACGCTTTTTGAGGCGCGATTCAGCCTTTTTTCCGTGTGGAGTGTTTAGGTTATTCTTGAACACAACGAATGAGGTGAGACTGCTTGATAATGGCTCTACGGGTTATCTTAACGCTACCCTCAGTGAGACCCGCATGAAGTAGCGAGCTCTTTTTGATACCTATTTGAGCGTCATTTAGGACGGTATAAATGGCGCTGATACTGCCGAAATAATAGTCCTTTTTCTCGAAAATGAGATGTACGTGAATTATCTTAGTCATAAATTCATTATTTAGAAGTTTATTTCTACAAAGATATTCTAAATAATAAATATATAGAAGTATTTCCAAATAAAATATGTACTGTTTAGGGTGTTTAGAGGATATGACTTCATAAGTTCTTTTGTATGCCCAAATGAATAAATGACGTTGATAAATAGCAATGAGGCGAAAGGTTAAAAACAAACTTAGGGATACCATAAGGGATACCGATAAGGGATACCTTATTTTGCAGAAAATAAGTGTGCCAACATGGTTTAGGGATACTTTTTTAACAATTAGAAAAGGATGTATTTCGTATGATGTTTCCTTTTAAGTTATGTTTTTAGGCGTTTAAATAAATATTTATAGGGGGATAGTATAGCGTTTTTAGCAAGTAGTATAATTGCACTAATCATATAAACTGCTGATTCACAATAGGTATTTATGGAATAAGTGCTATTTTAGCGCAATAAACGTGCGCGCGTCGCAAATAATTGGCAGTATAGCTCAGTTGGTAGAGCACAGGTGCGCATACGTGATGATACATGTATGCAGGTCTTTTGTCACAAGTTCGAGTCTTGTTGCTGCCGCAATGGTTTTTGAAGGTGTGAAGAACGCTCCCGGCATTCAGGGCTCCGACTGAGGGATAAAGCGTACGGAGATTAAGGTAATTAATTGGTTGTTTGATGGAAACGCTCCCGGTGATTGTGCCGGGAGCATTATTTAGTATGAAAATAGATATTCCCATAATAAAAAGAAATATCATCCATGAGGTTCTCTATTCGCACAAGGAACTTCCACGGTATTAGCATGCACTCGAAATCCTATTTTGTGTAGTAAACGGATATGAACCTATTGATGGATATATAAGTGGCATCGAAGATGCAGGATATCGAGAACTATACACTAAAATATTGGAAAAAGTCAACGAGCTAAGAGCAGGCCTTCCAAGCACCAATAATACCAGCAATACCAGCGAGTAAACTTATCCAATTTATTGTTTTCTTATTTCTATTAAATTCAAAATTATGGCAAAACGGTTGATTATAGCTTTTGATGTTGTGGATGAAAACGACAACAGTATTATTGATTGGCAATGCAATACGAATGAAATAGATATCTCCGATGACGTAACCCCTTTAGATATTACGAGGCTATGGATGGACATGCATCGTTATACTATGTACGCTCCGGCACATCCTGGAATATCTCATCTGTTTCCTTATATGGCTCCTTTAATTGAAGAGGCACAAGGTAGTAATACTTCAGGTAAACCTGTTGTAAATCCATTAGTAATTTACTGCAGTCACAGAAAAATCGGACATCCTCTGCAAAACCGGAAACATGAACAGGTTTTACCAGAAATTCTTCAACGCTGACTTCTATATTCGGATTTCGAGAACAGATATCATCCACAAGTGCCCAAAAATGATCATTCATATCATATAGGTGTGACTCTGTCTCCTTAAAAAACATGTGATTGTATGTGCGTTTATGTTTTGGCTTGTTCATCTTATTGATTATTACTTATTATTTAGAAGACTTACGGATGCCGCCTTACTTCACATTGATAGCACGCAACAATTGCTGTATCTGTACCATCTGTCCTTTCATTACATCCATATCATCTTCCAGTTGATTAACTTTATCATAATATGTTTCATTCAGATTCGGCATTTTTGCACTGAAATACCATTCAGCATGAAGTATGGTGTTTATCTCCTGAGCTTCCAAATTAAAATTGGGGTAATTGATTTTATCTACATTATCTGACATGCAAACGAGAAACCCATGTTGACGAAATCGGTTCTTGATGCGTTTGATATATGAACGCCCATCAGTGTCACTAATGACGTAGATGTGTTGGTCAGGCATGTCCTGCCATTCAGAACGGTCGAGTAATCTCACGATAACGTAGGAGCTATCCAATAATGTAGGTGACATACTTTCTCCTTTGATGCGGACGCAGAAGTATTTCTCACTATTACGCACCATGGATGAAGGCATTTTTATGGTATCTACTACTTCCAAATAATCGGGGTTATCGTAGCCACAGCAGCCTGCTGCAACAGAGATGTCCACCAGTGGGATTGAAACAAAATCATTATTGATAGACAACGACGCTGTAGGAGCGGAATTAGTGGATGTTGGCTCGTGACGGAGCATAGAGCCACGTCCTGTGATAAGCCAATCTGCAGAATATAAGGGATAATTTTCAACTATGTTTTGTAACCATTTAGATTGAATGTCAGTACCATTGGCTATAGCTCTTGATAATACGCCTTTACTGGCACCAATACTACGTTCCATAGCAGTGATAGTTATCCCCTCTTTTACAGCTATTTCTTGAATTCTTGATAAAATATTACCCATATAGATGAAAATTATCACGCGTTTATTTGCGTGGTTGAAAATTATCACTTAGATTTGCACCGTGTTCAAGCAGAACAGCCCCAAAGATAAGAATTATTTTAATCAGAATTTAGATATGGAGAACAAAATCAGAAAGAAGATTGAACTGAGTGCTTCAGGCAAAGAGAAACTTGTCCGGATGTTCAATGTGACACACCGCAGTGTGTGTTATGCGCTTGACTTCAAACGTAACAGCGTACAGGCTACAAAAATTAGGGAAGCTGCCCTAATCAATGGTGGTAAGTTGGTGGAGATTATTGATGTGACGGACTCTGCCAAGCGTACTGTGAAGGTGTTGGACTCTCATGGGAATGTGAAGGCGGTGATAGCTAATGATACGGTAACTTTATAATGGTATGGATATGCAAGAGAAAAAACAACAGCAGAATGCAAACCATTTCAGTTCGCATTCTTTTGCCGCAAGTCATCTGATACCCCTTGATAGCTTGCCCCTGTCACACAGAGAGTTTTACTTTTCCCATTGTGGCGTTCCACATACGGATAAGAAAGAGGACGGCAAAACTCTTCGGGGAAAGGAACTTCCTTCAGATGTTTTTGCAAGATGCGGGCTACGCTGAAACTGTTGCCTAAAACTACGGATGAATGTGAGAACAGCTTGTCGATGAGCAACCGGAAATCCTTTATCGGTATTTCTGTCCGTTCAAAAGCACGGAAGCAGAAAATGTCCATACAGAATTCAGATTTCGTTTCGGAGTGTTCTCCTTCAGGAACGGGGAATCCGGAAAAATCCTCAACGATGGCATATTCCAGTTTCAGCGTGATGGCGATGGAGGTCAGCAACTCGTGGACAAAGATTCGGCAAAAAGGTATTTCCCCGGCATCTTTATAGACGATGCCGCAATTTACCCGCCATTGATTCTTTTTTAGACTCATAATGGTTGAATTAAGAGTTAGTATTAGTTAGACAGCTACAAATGTAGCGAAACTATCCCGGTTCGGGATGAATAGGGATAGATTTTTCAATTGAAATCAAAGAAAAAAGATATGAATAGAAAATTGACAGATAAAGAAACGGATTTCCTGCTTGAGCTGCGGGATCTGATGGCGAAGCATAACGCTATCGTATTTGCCGAGGACGGCCGTGTATGTTTCGACGTGGAATATTCCGATGTGGATGACCCGGTGGAACCGGTCATGCTGCCGGAGGGACTCACGGTATATTACGAGATCGATGAATTCATAGAACAAAACTCTTAACCTTTACAAGACATGAAAACCTGGAGAACAATTCAGAAGATTGCCGTAGCCGTGGGCATGACCTATGGCATGTGGCTGGGAACCAATGTTGACGCAACGGATGCGGACAGCCGCAATGCGTTTGTAATCATCGTATTATCGGTCATCGTGGCGATATCGCTTTGTATGCCGGATAAGACGGATATCGAAACAGCTTAGGAACAGCTTGTTCGGCAAGTCCGGAACTTCCCTTGCCATGCGGAAGTGGCCGACTCCCCGGTTCGATGCCGGGGCTTGCACAATGTTGAAAAGTATAAAGTTTCTGATTATGGAAATGTACGGTAAAATAAGGTGTGTCACTTTTCCTGAGCTGGTCTCGCAAGGAAGGATATTGAGTGTACCAAATTACAAAAAGAAGGTACGTGAGGGCAAGATCCGGGTTGTCCGTCCCGGTAAGGGGGCCGGTTCCTACGCTCTCATAGACTACACCAGTCTTCCCGCCCTTATTCGTGAGGCATACGACAGACTTTATCCCAATGCTTTGGAAGAAATGAAAGAACAATTAATGAGTAATATTATCCGCAGTGACAGCAGGGCTGTAGAATTCTATAGGACCTACCAACCCGCCATTTCTCTGGAACGCCAGGCCGAATATGTGCTGAATGCCGAGGTGATGAACGAGCTGGTCCGTGTGGAGAAAGAGACCGGAGCCTTGCATAGCAAGTGCGGTTACAGCCGCAAGTCCATCGTGTGGGAAACGGTGCAAGGTACATGTGAGAAGCTTCGTGAACACTATGGACACACACTGCCCAAGACCCGTCTCCGCGAAAAATTCAACGCTTATAAAAAGATCGGCTACGCCGCCCTTGTCAACAAGAACACGGGCAACCAGGCGGCACGCGTGGTGGTTCCCGAAGTGGCGCGGCTGTTGCTGAAGCTCCGCCGCAGCATCGTTCCCCGCTATACGGAGGCGCAGATTTTCGACGAATACAACCGCCAGGCGGTGGAGCGCGGCCTGAACATCATCAAGTCGCCCACCACCGTGAAGAACTATCTCAACGACCCTGCCGTGATGCCTATGTGGTATGCGGCGGTACATGGCATGCAGAAATGGAAAGCCAAGTACACCAGTCTGATGAAGACCAGCCTCCCGCAGATGCGCGATGCCTTGTGGTATGGCGACGGTACCAAGTTGAACCTCTACTACAGGAATGAACAGGGCAAGATGTGCACCACCGGCGTATATGAAGTGATGGATGCCTATAGCGAGACCCTGCTTGGATATGACATCGCCCCGAACGAGAATTTCGACTGCCAGTATCGTGCCTACCGCATGGCCGTGGAAGTTTCCGGCAGCCGTCCCTACGAGATAGTGACCGACAACCAGGGAGGACACAAGAAAGGCGACGCCGCGGGATTCTTCCAACGCCTTACGGTACTCCACCGTCCCACGATGCCCTATAACGGACAGTCCAAGACCATAGAGAATGCCTTCTACCGTTTCCAGGCACAAGTCCTTCATGCCATCTGGCATTTCACGGGACAGAACGTGAACGCCAAGAAACTGAACAGCAAGCCCAACCTGGAATTCATAGAGGAGAACGCCTACGCACTTCCCACGCTCGAGGAACTGAAAACAATCTATAAGGAATGCCGTGACAGATGGAACAATGAGGAAAAGCACTTCGCCACCGGTATTCCACACATGGAGATGTACCGCATGAGCGGGAATCCCGAGGCCCAACCCGTTACGGAGGTTGACATGATGCGTATGTTCTGGCTGTGCCATCCCAAAGCCGTGACCTATACCAACTACGGACTTCAGTTTGAAATAGACAAACGGAAATACCACTATGACGTATATGCCGCCGACGGCCTGCGTGACGAGGCATGGGCGCTTCGCAATACCGGACGCGAGTTCACCGTGATGTATGATCCTATGGACATGACCCGCGTGGAGCTATGGCGGAATACCGCCACCGGTGCCAAGTACAGTGCCACCGCCACTCCTAAGGTCACTGTCAGCCGCGCCACGCAGGAGCGCACACCGGAAGAGAGCAGCTTCATGCGGAAAACCATCGACCGGAACAAGGAGACCATGGCCGCCATCCAGCTGGAAGGCGAGCGTTTCGACCTTGACGAACGTATCGCAGCCGAGCTCTTCGGTCTTTCCACTCCCAAACCTAAGAACCTCAGCAAGAATAAGATGGACGGATACCGTGAAAGGCATGACCGTGGCGAGCTCCATATTCCTCTTTCCCTGCCGGAAAAACAGAAGCGGGAGGAGGCCGAAGCGGACACGGAAACCGATTACTCCACTATGGGGGAATATACCAAGGCACTCTCCAACATGACGTTGGACGAGCTGGCACTGGACAGATTTTAAACGGCAATCAATAACCAATTAAATACCATTCAAGAATGAAAGGACTAACCAAACAAGACAAGGATGCCATTCGCGACGCACTGATGGCCTACTGTGAGAACTTTCCCAGCCGCAACCGCGCCAGCGAGAGCCTGCAGGGTGTCAGTGCGGCTGTGGTGAGCCAGATTCTGAACACCAAGTACGAAAGCATCTCCGACGACATGTTCAGCCGCATAGCGGCGCAGATAGGTTTCAGCTTCGAGCATTGGACCATCTGCGAGAGTGAGAACTTCCGTCTCGCCACCTACGTGCTGGCCGACGCCCAGATGTACAAGAATGTCACCTGGATGGTGGGCGATGCCGGATGCGGCAAGACCACTGCCGCCATAGAGTTCCGTCGCACACACCGCAACGTGTTCTATATCCTTTGCTCGGAAGATATGAAACGCAGCGATTTTGTGCGCGAGATAGCCAAGCAGGTGGGCGCGCCTACCGACAGCACCAGCAACCTGCGTGACATGCTGGACTATGCACTCGGTATGATCGGTTTTCTCCAGAACCCGTTGCTCATCTTCGATGAGGGGGACAAGCTGACGGACTGTGTATTGAATTACTTCATCAGCATCTACAACCGCCTGGAAGGACGCGCGGGTATCGTGTTCATGAGTACCGACTATATCAAGCGGCGTGTGGACAACGGGCTGAGATACAACAAGAAAGGCTACAAGGAAATTAACAGCCGCATCGGACGCAAGTTCTTCGACCTGAACGCCACCAGCCGCAATGACGTGTATGCCATCTGTCAGGCCAACGGGCTGACCGGTGAAGCCGAGATAAGACGTGTGCTGAAAGATGCTGAAACCAGTGACAATGACCTGCGCCGTGTGAAACGGGTGATACATGCGCAGAAGCGCCGTGCCGAGCAGCAGAAAGGAGGGGCAGAGTAATGAGTGAGACTTTTGAACGTAATGCCAAGGGGGTACGTGAGATGCTTTCCATGAAGTTTGACACACTGGACTTTGAGGGGGTGTGGCATGACGCTTTCGGCACCCCCGAGCGTCGGGGTGTCTGGTTTGTGTGGGGGAACTCCGGTAACGGAAAGACTTCATTTGTGATGCAGCTCTGCAAGTATCTCTGCCGTTTCGGCCGTGTGGCCTATAACAGTATGGAAGAAGGTGCCTGCCTCACCATGCAGGACACACTCCGCCGCTTTGGCATGATGGAGGTCAACCGTCGCTTTCTGCTTATCGACAATGAAAGCATCGAGCAGCTCAGCCTGCGTCTGAAACGTCAGAAATCACCAGATTTTGTGGTGATAGACAGTTTCCAATACACACAGATGACCTATCGGCAGTATATTGAATTCAAAGAACGCCACCGTAACAAGCTGATGATTTTTATCAGCCATGCCAGTGGCAGGCTGCCTACCGGACGCAGTGGCAAGAGCGTGATGTTTGACGCGTCTTTGAAAATCTACGTCGAGGGCTACCGGGCTTTCAGCAAGGGACGCTTCATCGGTCCGAAAGGCTACTATGACATCTGGCCGGAAGAGGCGGCAAGATATTGGGGAGAATGTAATATGTAATGAGCCATGAGAACGACTGCCAACAAACCTATCAGCGCCCAGCAGCTTAAAGCCCTGCACGCCACCTTCCACCGTATCGGCATGGATGACGAGGCCCGCCACGGCTGCATCTACGAGTTCACTTCCGGCCGTACGGAAAGCAGCCGGGAACTGACGATGCGTGAGGCGCGGCAGCTGCTGGAGCGGTTGAACCCGACGGACGACAAGGCACGGGCCATGCAGATGGCAGAAGCCAGGAATGTATTCCGGGACATCTACCGTCTTTCGTTCCAGATTCCCCAGCTGAACCAGGGGTTTACCAGCGACAGTGAGGAGGAATACCGCATGAACGTGGCGAAGCTGAACATCTGGGCACGTAAGTACAGCAAGGCGCATAAGGACATTACAAGCATGAGGCTTTGGGAGCTCCAGGCCACCAAGAAACAGCTGGAGGCGTGGATGCGCCGTGAGGAAAGGAAACTTAAAAAGGATTGATACAATGAGAAAGAAACAGGAAATAAAGAAAGGAATTACCATTCTCCGCATGAAAGGGGATAAAATCAGTCTGCTCCAGGCCGAGGTGCTGGAAAACGGGCATAATGAGAGTCAGGTGTTTGCCACCTACGTAGCTTCTGTTCCGGAGGAAGACAAGGACGAGACCGTGTTTTATGCCTGCCGTGACGCCGCCCGTTTTGCCGCAGGGCGATTATCGCTGGAAGAGCTGATACCCGATGCGGACAGATATCCGGTGACGGTTGACAGACCTGAGCCCAAAGAGCGCCAGTCAGTCAGTGTACGGGAGTTTGAGGCTCTGAAGCGTAAGGTCACGCAGTTGGAAGGCTTTGTGGAGGATTTGTTGAAAGAACGCCGCCAACGTGCCGAATACCAGAAATTGCCGGATACGAACCGTGCGGACTATATCGGCCAGAAAGATGCTACAGAGCTTATAGGATGTAGCCGTGAGACGCTGAATGCCTGGCAGCGTAAGGGTTACATTACCGGATACCGCAAAGCTGGACTGGTCTATTACAGCAGGAGTGAGCTTGCCGCCGCTCCGGTTGTGCAGAATTTTATCACAATAAAAAAGGGGAGGAGATGAGATGGTAGATAATAATAATCAATATATCCCAATGGTCCATATCGTAGACAGAAACAAACGCCGTGAACGGCTGGCGTCCCGTCTCGAAGTCTGTGCAGACCGTATCTGTGACCTGCAGGACCGGTTGATGGCGGGTATTACCGCCTTGAGACCTATCGAGTACGACCGCCTGCTGGACGAATACCGAGCGGAGCTGGTGCGTTACGACAACATCGACCGGGAACTCCGGCAATTGGAGGACCCTACGAAAACAGAAGAGTACAGGGCTTATTACCGCAATGCCAGCAAGCAGCAGAAAAATAAAATCAACTATTAAATTATTAACCCTATCAAAAGAGCAAGAATTATGGCAAGAACAAAGAAAACAGTAGTCAGCGGTATCAGCCGCGAGCAGGCAGAGCAGGCCTTCGCAGATTTTGCGGCGGCCGATGCCAAAGTACAGAACCTCACCTCAAAAATGGACCTTGAGATGACCCGTATCCGCGAGAAGTATGCGGACCAGCTGGCAGAACTGTCTGCCACGAAGGAAAAGAACTTCGACATCATGCAGGCATACGCCGTAGAAAACAAGGAAGAACTGTTCTCCAGGAAGAAAAGCCTGGAGAGCGCCCATGGCGTATTCGGTTTCCGTACCGGCACACCGAAGCTGAAGAACCTGAAGGGGTTCACCTGGGCGGCAGTGACGAATTTATGCAAGGAGCTTTTGCCACAGTATATCCGCACCAGTGAGGAGCTTGCCAAGGACAGACTGCTGGCTGACCGTGAGAATCCTGACGTGGTATCCTATTTCCCGAAGATCGGTGTGCAGGTGGTGCAGGAAGAGACCTTCTATGTGGAGCCTAAAAAGGAGAGTGATGCGGTTGAGCAGTGAGATGAGGGAGATACATCGTTGTTACCGGTACCGTCCCCGCGGTCGGTGCTGGGCGGTGTATCTCGATATCACCTACCGTCAGGGTGACAGCTTCCCTCCGAGGACATCCACTCTTGGCACCAAGGTGAATGAATATCCGACCAGGGAAGAGGCACGGCGCGAGGTGTACAGACTGAACGGCTGGAATTATGAAAGGAGAAAAAGAACTTAATACAGAACAAACCATGAGCAAGAAACAGAGCGGGGTGCTGGTAACGGCGCCCCTCTTCGGAACGGGACGGGAGACCGTCGGAGTATTCCCAGGCCATTCCTGCGGATATTGTCAAGGCAACGGCTATTTCCAG